TTTTCCATTGGGGTCAACAAAGTCAGGAGTGTACGTAATATCACGCACCTTGTGAGTTTTCTTATCCTTGTACCCAGTCTTGCCGTTGTCTTCGTAACGACTGTTGTCATAATGTATGCCTTCAAAAAGGACAAACTTCTGAGTCTCGTACTCTGATCTGATACCGTTCTCTTTGAGCTTCTGATAGCAAAAGGCTTCTAATAAGCTGCGGAAGTTTATCCCATCAACTTGTTTCTTCCTCGCGTTCCTCACTCTTGTAGATCGGGTACCAGCATTTTGTACTGTTCTGGATCGATGTCTTTTATTTCTTGAAGCCACTCTCGTTCTAGTTGTTTTGCTTTACTATGAGATCCTACATCTAAAGGAGTCTTAGTCCCTACGTTAGCCATTAAAAGGGTACACTTGTGTAGGATCTCGTCGATTCGTTTCTGCTTGTCCATTTCTCTTTATCGATTAGTTGTTTAGCTACAGTAATACTGTGGTTCTTAATCAAGTCAGAGATGTCCTTACTCCTGTAAATATCAGGAATACATACATTAGCAAGGTTGAACTCATTACAAATCTTAGTTGCCATTGCCTGCCCAGGATTCTGCTCTGACTCAAAGTCGTTATCGTACAAGACGATTACTTCTTTGAACCTTTGCTTGAGCTCCTGGATGAGCGTTTGGCTGGGCATTTGCATTTCGGATTGTAATGCAATGGCGGAGTAGCCAAGCACTTCCAAGCACATGACATCCTTGAGGGAACTTGTGAGATATACAACTTCACCTGACCCAGCCAGCTGAGAATACCCTTGTACCACGTTTTTACTGACGTTAGAATACCATTTATTTTCTGTTTCAAGCGGACTATAAATCTTATAACCACTGTCAAAGCGGAAAGCATAGCTGACACTAAGCGGGTGAAAACGTGTTTCATTAATCCAAAAATATTCTATCGGGTAGATGTCAAATCTAACCAATAAATTCTTTGGAATGCAAAACTTCTTCCAATAATCTGCATCTGCACTAGACCAATGTCTTGATTTAATGCGGATTACTGCACGTTTGAGTGGTGTTTTCTCATACTTGTACTTTCTGGCAGTAGGAACTATATCTGTTGCAGTTAGTCCTAACCCAAAGTCACGAGAGATAATCTGCAAAGCACCTACAAAGTCAAGGCTGTACTTGTGCATTACATATCCGAAGCAGTTGAACGTGTGCTCTTCAAATGCAAAGTCTTTGTACAACAAAGTACCCTTCCAATCTACAATACTGACACCGGGCTTGTTGTCTTCCCGGAGATCACTGCAAAATTTGACACCAGGCTCTTTGAAGTTAGAGCAATAGTGCTTAAAAATATCGTACTCCGATATCTTGCTAAGTATTACATCACTGTGTAGGTGGTCATCGCTGTTACGGTGTTTAATCATGACTTGTAAAAATAAAGAAGGGGGCACTAAGGCCCCCTCCCTTACCTTTAAAACGTGAATTACCAGTCGCTCTCAACCGCTTCGGCAGCTGCAGGTTCCGGATCCGGTGCAATCAGACCGGGTACATACTTCTCGAGTTCGAGAGTAGAGTTGTACTCAGCGTTGAATGCGCCATAGTCATCGTTAAGCTGCTTGACAAACAGATCCTTACGGAACGGCTTGAGTCTACCGAAATGCTTGGTGTAAACCTGCTGATACTTACCGTCTTTGACACCGAGTAAAACTCTGACACGGTTATCAGACAGTGCGTTAACAAGCTGTCTAATCTCAGCCACGTCACCTGCCATGATACGATCGATGGTCTCGAATGCGCACTCATCACCGTTGGCCACGTTAGCATAGGCCTTGATGAAATCCATGAGCGTCTCCTCACCGACATAAGCTTGTCTTACACCAGTATCTTTGAACCACTCATATGCTTCGGATGCCTTGCTGTCTGCAAAAGCAAACTGGCCGACAGAGTTGCACCACTGCAACTTACCAGATTTAGCAACACGATGCTCTGGTTTAACCAACACATCGAAACGTGTAGTAAACTCAGGTTCTATGCACTGCAACCAAAATGTAAGCTTGTTGTAGTGGTCACCTCCGATAGAGACATCAGTGTACTGAGGCTCACTCTTCATGTTTACACCAATAGCTTGCAGCTCATCCAACGTAGGGTTGACTGCCACCACTTTCATAGGTGCAATACCGACATACAGGGGAATACCACTGCCTCCTGCTACCTCTTCGTTGGAGTTGTTTGAATTAATAGCCATTAGTCAATGATTTCAAAGGTGTCAAACTGTTCGTTGTCATTCTCAGACGTGTTGTCCTCGGCCTTCTGTGCCTCAGTATCCACTCTAAGTTGAGTGTCATCTTCCTGCTCACCCACATCATCAACCAAAGTGAAGTTGATCTTATTGAGTGCGCGCTTTGGACGACGCTTCTTAAGAGCTGGTACCTGAAACAGATGCTTGAGCTCTGCAGCAGTGAGGCTGTACTTTTCTTTGATTTGCGGACGGCCCAGACCACTATCCAAATCCATGATGATTTGTGAGACAGTGATAACTTTGTCTTTGCCAGTGGTCTCTTGCTTTTCTACGGTTGGCTCCGTTTGTTGGTTTGCTTCAATCATAATGTTTGAGTTAGTCAATGAAGATTTTGTCCCATTCAAGGGGGAACGTTTGCCCTTTGAGGTGATCGCAACGGCTACCAGCCTGGATGTCACCGAGTGAATCGAAACTAATCATTGTAGTATCGTTCTCACGGAACACATAGCCGATAGCATCAGCATTTGCACAGGTAATGTTGCGAATCTTACCTGTCAAGTCGAGGTCTTTGTAGGCGACCTCTTTACCTTTCTTCTCAATCTTAGCTTCCTTGAGGTGACCCACAAGGATAACATGGTCAGCAAGAGTGTTAAGTCTTTCAACCCACAGCTTGAATGCCATGCGCAAGTACATGTAACCTGCACCGTTAGGGAGTGTAAGAACAGACAGGCCCTTGTTGTCCTTGTCAAAGTTCTTACCCATCGGTGTGTTCTGATACATCTGCTTGGCTAGTGGTTCGCACCACACCTCAAGCTGAGTAACAGTGTCAACGGCAATGTACTTGTACGGTTTGCCTTGGTTGAGTATTTCTCTCCCAATCTCACCAAGATGCTTCAAGTTCTTCGCCTTAATCTTTAGGGCGTCGAGCATATCTGTACCGTCCTCCAAGTCTAGGATAAGACAATTGTCTAGCTGTGCTAGAGCTGATGTCTTACCTACCTTTGGTTGACCATACAGAACGAAGTTCTTGGGGGACTTCCTAGCAGCCTTGATTTTGCTGGTAGGAAGATTAATCTTTGCTTCGCTCATTAATTGTAAATGTTGATAAATCTGTTTGAAACGGGATCATACCAAGTAGACCATCACGATTCTTCTCCACGTGACAAGCGAGTAACCCAACAGGGTCTTGTCCACAATATGAATCAGTGATCCCATACAAATCATGGGGTCGTTGTAACATCATGACAACATGAGAATCCTGGCCAATAGAGTCACCTCCGAAGAGGTCGGTTAGCAAAGGTTGGTATTGCTGTTTGGCTCGGTACTCCTGTTCGATGTTACGATTCAGTTGTGATAGTAGAATAGTGATGGATGACATCTTGGCTTGCATCCACATACATGATTTAGAAACTGTGTTTAGTTTCTGTAACTCTGTATCCTCCCTCCCCAGTACCAGTCGAGAGTGGTCAATCAAATTGATGACCGTCTTAGAGGGATGTCGCATGAACATCTGCTCATTGACTTTCTTGATTATGGTCATGTCTTGGGGGATACTGCAGAAATACATAGGATAATCCTTGTACTTCTGTACGGCTTGCTTGTACTGTTCGTACCTCTCGTCTGTGAGTCTTGTCTCAACCGACAACAGGTCGAAGGTCTGAAGCTTGGTGTCTTTTGAGCCAGCACGCAGTATTTGCTGCTCGCCGGGCATCTCGAAGCTCCAGTAGATAACGATAAGATCGTTGCTTTTTTCTTTGTTTACATCTAGTATATCGAATATTAATTGGTTTGAAAATGCTGATTTACCTACACCAGGACGTCCAGCGATGACATACATCTTCCCGGGCTGTAGGCCTCCCATAAGATTTCTGTTTAGTCTGGGCCACGATGTAGGGTAAACTCTTCTCCGTCCCTCCATACCATCATAGACATCTTTAATGGATTTCTCCACTGTCTTTGAGATATGAAAGAGTTTGGGAATGTTAGAGTTCCCTAGTGATGCGTCGCTCATTATCTGAAGTTTCAGTTAGGTCTTGATACTTTTCCCATGTCTGCTGATTCACCCACGTGCTCAGCATTTGCATGTAACCTAGGTTATTGGCTTTCTTCCTTTGTTCCAGCTCAACATCCAAGCACCGAATAACTTCATTGTGCTTGGCTACGCTCCCGTTGATGTACTTCTTGTACTGTTTACGAGCGCGTTGATTGGTTGCAGCATCAGGGTCTTTTGCTCGCAGGGGTCGTACACCCCCGTTTGCATATACCTTAAGAGGAAAGTGGGAGAGAAGGTCAGACCACATCTGGTCGAACGGAGTAGCGTTTGGTGCACTAAACTTCGCTCGAACCACATGGTCTTTGACCCCCTCCCCCAGCTTAACTAGGCCTTTGGTTTGCAGTACTTTTAGCCTAACAACTAACTTTAGATCGTCTATGACATCGTGGGAACCACTATGCAAGAGAGACAAATATAGATATTCATCAGCGGTTATCCCAAAATCTTTGAGACTTTTTGTGCAAATCTCTACGATCATAAAGAAAGATGTTATGAAAAGACCATGTGTATCTTGATTCCTTTTACATCAAGAACAACACTTTTAACTGTCTGCTTATCTACCTTGACGATCTCACTGTGGTTTGCAGTTTTAGATTTAGACGCTTGCATCTTGTTCCACTTCTGCTTTACTGCTCCTTGACTTCTCTTAAGCTTCTTAGCTGCT